ACAAAGATTATCTCTCATTGGTGATTCCTGTAGAAAATGAACAAATGGAAATGATTAAAGATGGTAAGGATTATTTCTTCCATGATATCTCTTGGTTTTGTGACATTAAAGCCTGTGCGTCTCCATTGATTGTTCCGTCATATGATGCGGTTGTCAGCCACTCAGATAAGGAGCTTTTCAAGTTTTGGCGTGAAAATTCCGCACAGTTAGCGGATATCTTTCCAAACGCGACTTATTTAACTGCAATCAATGAAATAGAGCGATTTCTTGAGGAAGAACAGACCCGCGCCTATAAAGTAT